GCGTCGCTGAAGGTGTTCCTGCACCATCCGAAACTGAGTACACCCCGCAGGGTTACACCGGTCAGGGATTAGTCAACAGTCAGGGTGTTCTTGCCCGCACCCAGTACAGCGAAGACGAGGCATACAGTGAGATAGCCAAGTTCGGGACACCCACCGAGCGTGGCATTTTCCTGAACCGTCTCGCGGCTGTCGGCCTGTATGGGAACAGCAAACCTGGTTCGGGGTTCTCGAACAAGGATTTGTCTGCGATGCGGGAAGCTTTGCGGTATGCGAACGCTGAGGGTGTCACTGTTGATGTCGCAGTAAATCTGATGGGTGCTGATCCGAATGTAAAAGCGAAGATTGCTGGGTCGGCACGGGTGCGGACCACCCCGAAGCAGGATTTGAGGGCTGTGTTCAAGCAGGCAACTGGGTCTGTGTTGGGTCGCCAGTTGTCGGATGCTGAGGTCGAAAAGTTCGTGAAAGCGTATAACGCGATGGAGGTTGGTGAGGCGATGGGCGGTGCCGCTGCCCCGTCTGTGCAGACCGCTGCTTTGCAGGCTGCTGAGGCTGCCGCCCCGGATGAGGCCGCTGCGATGGGTGCGTTGCAGTTGGCACAGTTGATGGATCAATCAATCAAAGGACTTGGCTGATGGCTGAAACCCGCGAAGAATACAACGCTGAACTTCGGCGTATATCCAGTGCAATCAGCCAAGCTGATCGTACTTTGCGTACTTCACCGCAGTTTTCTGCTGAAGCAACTGCCGCTATCACAGCCCGCCAAGAAGCCGTAAAACAGTATGTCGACACACTTATCAAGATGGTGTCATCTGTCGGTGTCTACGGCAAGGACCTGAAGCCGAACTATAAGGTCCCTGCGTCTTTGTCCAATCTCGCTAAGGAGTTGGCAAAGGAAACTGTGTCAGAAACTGTTGTGTCGGGCGTGGCCGCCCAGGTTGTTTCCAAGAACAGCAGTGCCGTAAATCAGCCGAATCCGTTGACGAACTTTTGGTTGGTGTCTAAGCCGACAGCAGGTACGGCTGAAACAAAGAAAGAATCCCCTACTGGCCCGACAGGTCCAACTGGGCCAACCACTCCCGGTGGTGCAACAGGTGGCGGTGTCAAAACCGGTGCAGGCACGAAAACGCCGACAACGAAACTGCCTGCTAACTGGGAAAACAAGTTCCGTGAAATGTTCCCCTCGCAGGCATGGCTGCTGGACATTGACCGCACCAAATACCCTGATGTCGCCAAACTTCTCCAAAAGGGTGTTATCAACCGCTCATGGGAAACCCCCGAATCACAGGCCCGGTTCGTTGCAGAGTTCAACAACACCACGTTCTACAAGGAACTGGCAACAACCGGCAAGGTTCGCGCCATCAAACAGTTGATCGGTGACGCAGGGTTCGACTCCACACCGTTCAACGCTTTCGTCACGAAAGCCATGAACCTCGGCTGGGAAGGCGACACACTCAAGTTCGAGGCGTACCGGGAAGTGTTCCGCAAGGACGACACCGGAAACCTGGTCAACCCGACCGCTGTGCAACGAGTCCAAAAGTCCAACGACTATCTCAGTGTCGCAGGAATCGGGAAGGCATACTTCAACCAGGTTTCTGATGACACCGTACAGAAAACTTTGATGGGTGACGTGACTGTTGATGATGTGCAACGTCAGCAACGCGAAATCACAAAGGCCCGTTATGCGCACCTGTCTCCGCTAATTGACCAGGGGCTGACAATGGATGACATTGCGGCATCGTTCAGGACACAGGCGGCACAGTTGCTGGAAGTTGATCCGAACACGATTGACATGAGCCGAGCCGATTATGAGGTTGCAATGAACTTCGGTGAGGAAGGCAAGAAGCGTGTGATGACGAACGGTGAGTGGCAGAAACTTCTCCGAACCGATGCACGATACGGTTGGGACAAGACGGAGAACGCAAAGTCTGAGGCTCGACGGTTGGCTAACACTATTTCCCAAGCTTTCGGGAGGGTCATCTGATGGACGAGATAACTGATTCTGCGTTCGGCATCATCCGCAAAACCCTAGAGTTTTACGGTTTGACTGACCAGGCTTTCCTCGCGGAAGTGCAACGCCTGTGGACCGCCGAAGAAATCAGCGACGAGGACGACATCAACAGCATCGGTCGTCGTCTTGCCGACACCGAAGCGTTCAAGAAGCGGTTTCCCGCCAACGAACTGTTGAAACAGCGCGGCCAGCAACAGTTCACCGTGTCCCAGTACCTGACCCTTGAATCCGACTACAAGCGGGTGTTGCAGTCACGCGGGATGCCAACCGGGTTCTACGACGACCCAACCGACTTCCAAAACTTCATCGCCCAAGATGTTTCAGTAGAGGAACTGGCAGGCCGTATCGACCAGGGCTATCAGGCTGTCCGCAACGCCCCCGCCAACGTCGTCAACGAGTTCAAGCGTTTGTACGGTGTGAGCGAAGGAGACCTTGCCGCCTACTTCATTGACCCGGACCGCGCCCGCCCAACCTTCGACCGGTACGAAGCGGAACGGCAGGCCCGATCCGCAGCGATTTCCGCACAGGCCCAGCAGCAGGCACAAATCCAGTTGCAGACACAGGAAGCCGAAGCTCTTGCCCGTGCAGGTGTCACCGCTGAGCAAGCCCAGGCAGGGTTCACCAGCATCACCGAAAGTCAAGGACTGTTCGAGGCGCAGATGGCAGGCGAAGAAGCCGTCACCCGTGAAGAACAAATCGGGGCCACATTCGGCACCAACGCCCAAGCCCGCAAAGCCATCGAAGCCCGCCGCCGCAGACGGCAAGCAGAGTTCCAGGCAGGCGGCGGATTCGCTGGACAAGGCCAAGCCACCGCAACCGGTTTGACCACCGTAGGCGAATGACCTGCGAAAACTGCGAAGCCACATTCGACCCGATCGCCTGCCGATGGCGATGCCCCGCCTGCGGATACAAAGCACACTGCTGCGAAGGTGCTTGCAACAATTAGCATCCTAGTAGCGCACAGCATCAAAGTTATGTAACAATGCTCGTGAGGCCGCAGGCCGGACTCACAGGGCGACCCCCGACCCTGTGACGACAACAGGGGTGTAACAACAAGTAGCCACCAGGTTTCCTCCAAGCCTGGTGTGGACACAAGGAGTGTGCCAATGTCAGATTTCGCAGACGAGTTCTACGAGGACGACGATCAGCCCGAACCGCGCAAGGACCCAGTCCGAGCAAGGCTCAAGCAGCTGGAAAAGCAAAACGCTGAACTGCTCAAGCAAATTGAGCAGGCCAACGAAGCCCAAAAGAAACTGACCTTCATGGAAGCCGGCATCAACGTCAGCGACCCGAAGTTCAAGTATTTCGTCAAGGGCTACGACGGCGAATACAGCGCAGACGCAATCCGGCAGGCAGCTGAAGAAGCACAGTTGATTGCACCCCAGGGTCAGGTCCCACAGGAAGACCGGGCAGCGTGGTCACAGTCCAACAGGATTGCGGCAGGCGCAGAGTCCGCTCCCGAAGGCCCATCTTGGATGAAGCGAATCAACGATGCCGGGTCCGAAGCAGAACTGATGGCGATCTTTGCAGAGGCGCAAGCCCAGGGCATCGAACTGGGCTAAACCAATTCAACCCTCAACCCTGTAAAGGAACCCCAAAATGGCTGATTACTACGCAGCAGAAACGGGTACAGCGAATCTCACGGTCGACCAGGTCGCCTTCGAGAAGCTCGCGTACTTCGCACTCCGTCCCGAGATGTACTACGACCAGTTCGCAGATGTCCAGGCAACCAACGCAACGAACCCCGGTGCGTCCATCAAGTTCACCATCTTCAACGACCTCGCCGCCGCGACCACGGAACTCGGTGAGGCTGAGGATGTCACCCCTGTTGCGATGAGCGACAGCCAGGTCACGGTGACCCTGAGGGAGTACGGCAACGCGACGGTCACGACCGCCAAGCTCCGTGCCTCGTCCTTCCTGCCGGTGGACCCGGTGGCGGCGAACGCGGTCGGCTACAACGCTGGTCTGTCCATCGACACCATCTGCCGTTCCGTCCTTGAGGCTGGCGACAACGTCATCTACGCAACGGGTGGCGCAGTCGACCCGTCGAGCCGTGTCACCGTCAACTCGGATGACACCCTCGCCGCGAACGATGTCCGCAAGGTTGTCGCCCAGCTCCGCAAGGCGAACGTCCCGACCATCAACGGTTCGTATGTCGGTTTCATCCACCCGGATGTTTCCTACGACTTCCGTTCGGCAACGGACGCAGCCGCGTGGCGTACCCCGGCGAACTACGTGAACCCGGAGGGCATCTACAACGGCGAGATCGGAATGTTCGAGGGTGTCCGCTTCATGGAGTCCCCCCGCGCCCCGCTGTTCGCCAATGCGTCGGACAACTCGGGTTCGGCTGGCACCATCGATGTGTACGGCACTCTGATCATGGGCCGTCAGGCTCTCGCCAAGGGTGTGTCCCTCGGCGGTGAGTACGGTTCGCAGCCGACCATCGTGTACGGCACGGTCACTGACCTGCTGAAGCGTTTCCGTCCGGTGGGCTGGAAGCACTTCGTGGGTTACGGCGTGTTCCGTCAGGAGGCTCTGCGCCGCATCGAGTCCGCGTCGTCGATCGGCACGAACGCCTAATTTGCCGTTCCCCGGTTTGGGAACGATGGGCAGGTCCCCCCGCGCAAGCGGGGGGCCAACCTGCTAAGTTCGC